GAGCGCGAAGTCGTTGCCCGGCATGTGCGGGAAGCCGCGGAAATTGGCGCCGTTGGCGAACTTGGCGCGGCACGTGGCGAAGAGCTTGTCGCAACCCGCCGTCGCAATGAACGTGTCGCCGGCCGCGATCGCGTGATGCGCCGGCTGCCAGAGCTCGATCGTGGCGACATCGCCGGCCGCATGCACGCGCACCTCGGCGGCGCGGCCGGCATTGCCGCCGCCGGTCCAGGTCAGCCGCCCGCGCTCGAACCAGCGATTGGCGAAGGCGTCGAGCCCGGAGACCGTGAAGCGGCGACGGTCGAGCGCCGCGATCACCGTGCCGGTGCCTCGATAAGCACCGTCGGTCAGGTCGATGCCGCAGCGGCTGTCGCCGAGGTCGGCGTCGCAGCCATGGGCGAAGATGCGCCCGCGCTGCTCATCCATCACCGCGGCGGGGCCGCGCACTTCTGCGCGGAACGCACCGTCCTCGTGGATCACCTCGCCGAGATGACCGGCGCGGAGCAGATGCCGCTCCTCCGGCGCCTGCCAGTTGACCAGCCAGGCGCGCACCTCGGCATTGTCGTAGAGCCCCGCCGCAAGACCGTCCGCCGTCAGCCGGTCGGAGGAAAGCGCGCCGCTCACCTCCGACCCGCCAATGGCGAAGCCGGTGGAACCCGTGTCCTCGCTCGTATCGAATCCCGAAGCGGGCTCGAAATCGGTACCGTCGAAGGAGAGCGTGCGGTCGTGATCGGTGAAGCCGAGCACGGCGCCGTCGCTCCGCGTCAGCTTCCAGCAGCGGCAGAGCGTGATCACGCCGGTGGCGACATGGGCGGCGAGCGCCGGGTCGAGGTTCCTCACAGCAGGATCTCCACCAGCGGGATCGCCGGGATGTCGCCGGCGGCGAAGCTGGTCAGGTTGATGTCGAGGCGGTCGGTGTCGAAGCGCACCGGCACGTCGAAGGCGAAGCCCGCGGTCAGCAATGCGCCGTCCGCCGGCGCCTCGCTGAAGGTCACGACGCCGGTGGTCTCGTCGAGGCTCCAGCCGGTCGCCAGTTCCTCGCCGTCGATCGCGACGCGCACCGATCCGCTCACCGGCTTCTTCACTTCGCGTCGCCAGGGTGCGAAGGCCGAGCCATAGGTCTTGGCGAGCTGGAAACTCGTGATCTCGCCGTCGCCGGTGCCGAGTGGCTGGTCGTCGGGCGCGATCGTCGCGCCGGGGGCACAGGACTGGAAGTCGATGCGGTCGCGCCAGCGGAAGCCGTGGAGCCGCCCGCGCCGTTCCTCGAAGAAGGCGAGCACGGCGTGGAGGTCGTCCAGCGTCTTCACGCCATAGCCGGCATTGTAGCGCCGGCGCGAATCCGCCCAGCGCGTGTTGCGCTCCTCGCGGCCGGAGGAGAGCGTGACGATCTCGGTGCGGCGCTCCGGTCCGCCGGTAGCGCCGAAGGCGATCGCGGTCGGGAAGCGCACCTCGTGGAAGGGGACTAGCGCCGGCATGTCAGAGTCCTCTCCTTCCGCGCGCCACGGCCCGCGCCAGCATGGCGCTCACCTGCGCCTCCGATTTCACGAAGGACGTCGCGTCGGGCGTCGTCACGTTGAAATGCACCACGACCTGCGCGCCGCCGCCGGCGCTCTGCACACCGAGCCGTCCGTCGCTGCCGCGCGTGAGCGGCATCACGGCTTCCGCGCCGGCCTCGCCCATGAGCCCGATGCTGCGGGCGAGCGGAAACAGCGTCGGCCCGTCGACCACGCCGCCGCTTGCGAAGGCCTTTACCTTGCCGCCGCCGACCACGCCGCCGTCGGCGAGGCCGAAGGCGCCGAGCAGCCCGCTCATCAGGTTCCCCACCGGCTTCAGCGCGGCATCGAGGGCGATGCCGGCGAGCCGAAGCGCCAGGCCCTTCAGGACGCTCTCGAAATCCTTGCCGCCGACCACCGCGTCCTTGAAGGCGCGGGTGATGGCGGAGGAGAAACGGTCGGCCTGGTCGCCGAGGCTCCTGAGCGACGCCTCGAAAGGCGAGGTGTCCGCCGAGATGCGGACGGAAAGGTCATCGATCTGGGTGGCCATCAGCGATCCGGGTAGCGGGTCATCATTGCGTCAAGGGTGGCGCGGTCGGGCGGCGCCTGGCGGATGCCGGCAATGCCTTCCATCACCGCAGCGAGCTCCCTCGGCGTCATCGCCCAGAAGTCGCGGCCGGAGAGCCGCAACCGGCCGAGGCCGAAGGCCATCAGCTCACGCCAGGGGAATGTCGCCGGCATCGTTTCCGCCGAAGGTCGCCGCCAGCAGGTCCGCGACAATGGCGACGAAGCCGGCGGCGCCGCCCTCGGCCCGCATCCGCGCCACGCTTGCATCGTCGATGTCGCTGCCGGCGCCGCGTAGGCCCGCGCCGACAATGCGGATCGCGTCCGCCGCGGTCAGCTCGCCAGCGGAGAAGCGGCGCGCCAGCGCCATCAGGTCCTTCTCGGCGAGCGCCGCCTCCAGCTCGGCCAGCGCGCCGAGGGTTAGGCAGAGCGTGTGCGGCTTGCCGTCGAGGATGCCCTCGACCTCGCCGCGCCTGCGGTTGACCATGGCTCAGGCCGCCGTGAAGGCGATGGCGCCGGCCGATTCGAGCGCCAGCTCGTAGGCGACCTCGCCGTCATGCTCGCCCGAATATTCGAGCGACGTGATCTGGAAGGCGCCCTGGAGCGTGCCGAAATCCGGCACGATCACCTGCCAGTCGCGGATCGTGCCGTCGAAGAAGAGCGTGCGCACGGTCGCGTCGGTGGTCGCGTCCTTGAAGATGCCGGAACCCGACACGCTCGCCCGCCGCACGCCGGCGCCGGCGAGCAGCTCGCGCCAGCGGTCGGTCGAATCCGCGTTGGTGATGTCCACCGTCTCGGCGTTGAACGCGATCTGGCGCGAGCGCAGCCCGGCCACCGTCGCGAACGACCCGCTGCCGTTGGTGTCGACCTTGAGCAGCAGGTCCTTGCCCTTCTGTGCGGTCATGTCGTGTTCCTGTCTGTTCGAGGGTGCTCGCCAACCTCTACGTCATCCCGGCGAAAGCCGGGATGACGTAGCGAGACTGGTCAGGCCGGCTCCGTCACCGCGCGGAAGCGGATGACGCCGTGCCAGGTAATGCCGTCGGCATCGAGCGCGGCATCGGCGAATTCGAAGCGGAGATTGACCAGCGCATGGCCGTCGAGCTCCAGCGCCGCGTCGTGCAGCGCGTCCCTGAGCGCTTCAAGGATCGACCAGGCCTCGCGCCTACCGCGCTCGCGCGACCAGGCGTGCAGGACGAGCCGAACCTCGGCGCCGTCCTCCGTCCCGGTGCTCCAGTCGCGCACGGTTCCGTCGCCGAAACTCACGTAAGGGAACGTCGCGGCGCGCGGCACCGCATCATAGATGCGGTCGCCGATCAGCGCGCCCGTCGCCGTGTCCGCGACCAGCGCCGCATAGACGGCCTTCTGCACGGCAAGCGCGGGATGGGTCATCGTCCACTCATCCCCCCGACAGCCGGGCCGATCACCGGATCCGCGACGGCGTCGCGTGTGCCGAACTCGCGCGCGAACAGGCCCGGCGCCGAGGCGGTCACCACGACCTCCCCTTCCCCGCGCTCCACCGCGGTCACGCTGGCGGCAGGTTCGCGCGCGGCGATCGCCGCGGCGAGCTCGCCGGCGCGGGCGGCCAGCGCCTGCCGCACCGCCGGGCGGAAGCCGCCCAGCGCGCGGATGATGCCCGCGCCGGTCAGGTCGCGCGTCGTCATGTGCCCTCCTCCTCGCAGCCGAGCTCGATATAGCGCCGGCCTTCGTCGGGATCGTGGATCGTGCGGATGCGGAAATGCCGCCCGCGATAGGCGATGCGCATGGACGCGGTCAGGTCGTCGCGCCGGCGCAGCGTCACCTTGTGGGTCACCACGCCGGCAAGATGCGCGGCGACGGTCTTCTCCGCCGCGCTCACCGGCTCGATGCGCGCCCAGAGGGTGGCGAAGGTCGACCAGCTGCGACTCTCGCCGCCGGCCTCGTCGCTCGTGCCGGTCGCGGCCTCGACCGTCACGCGGTGGCGCAGCCAGCCGGGATCGTGCGCGGCGGCCTTCACAGCTTCATCATCCGGTAGGGCGCGACCAGGGCCTCGAAGCCGGCGGGCGTCGTCGCCTCGGCCGCCTCGCCGAGGCCGCGATATTCGTACCAGTGCGCGACCAGGATCAGGATGGCATGGCGCAGCGGCGACGGCACGTCATCCGCGGCGTCGCCATAGCCGGCGGTCAGGTCGATCTCGATGCCGTTCAGCGCCTGGCCGGGCACCGGCGGCGCCTCGAACCGCAGCCGTGCCGGCGCCGAGGCCTTGTCGACCGCATAGGTCTCCGGATCGATGACATGCGGCTCGCCGTCGGCGTCATAGACGGTGACCGCGTCGATCGCGATCAGCGGCACGACGGGGATGCGGAGCACGCCGCCCTCCGGCCAGGCGTCGAGCCACAGGCGCCATTCCTGCTCGATGAGCACGCGGCGGATCACGTTCTCCACATGCCGGCGGGCGGTCACGATCGCCTGCGTCAGCCAGGCATCGTCGTCCTCGCCGTCGAGGCGGAGATGCGCCTTCGCCTCTGCGAGCGTCACCGGCTCCAGCGCCGGCCCGGTGATCAGGGCTGCGGTCATCGAGAATCTCCAAAGAAGCAGGCGGCCCCGGCGCGAGGCCGGGACCGCCCTTTCGGCAGTCCGTGAGTGGGAGGGACGCGGGGCCTCAGGACGTGCCGAATTTCAGGAGCTTGATGGCGTCGAAATCCTGCACGCCGCCGCCGACGCGCTTGGTCGTGTAGAAGAGCACGTAGGGCTTGGCGGAATAGGGATCGCGCAGCACGCGCACGCCGATGCGGTCGACGATCAGGTAGCCGTGGCGGAAATCGCCGAAGGCGATCGCGTAGGCATTGGCCTCGATGCTCGGCATGTCCTCCGACTCGGCGACCGGGAAGCCCATCAGGCTCGCCGCGCCGCCGGCCACCGCCGCCGGCTGCCAGACGTAATTGCCGTCGCCGTCCTTCAGCTTGCGGACCGCCGCCTGCGTCTTCCGGTTCAGCACCCAGGTGGCGTTCTGCCGGTAGCCGGACTTCAGGGTGTAGACGAGGTCGATGAGGTTGTCGGCGGGATCGTCCTCGGCGAAGTCGCCGGAAACGCCGGTCACGACGTAGCCGATCTTGGTCCAGGCCCAGGAGGCCTCCGCCACCTTGGTATAGTTGAGGAAGCCGGTCGGCTTGCCCGAGCCGTCGCCCGAGACGAAGGCGGTGCCTTCCTGGGTGGCGAAAGCCTGCTCGACCTCGCCGGCGATCCACTCGTCGATGTTGACCGCCGTGTCGTCGAGAAGCGTCGCGCTCGCTGCCGGCATGGCATACAGCTCCATCGCCGGGAACTGCAGCTCGGCGAGCACCGGCGCCGTGGTCTGGGTGCGCGAATCCGTCTCGGCTGCCCAGCCGGTCACCGCCCCGGTAGTGGTGAAGGGCTTCTTGTAGACGTTGCCGGAGATCTGGCGCACGCCCGAGATCGCACGGATCGGCGAGACCGAGGCGAGCCGCCGGCCGATCTCGCGCTCGGTCTCGTCGGGCACCAGGTAGCCGCCATCGGAACCGACCGTCAGAGTCTTCTGCTCGAGGCGGCGCATGCCGCCTTCCTCGCCGGCGCGCACATAGGCGTCGAAGGCTGCCTTGTGCTCGTTGACGACCGCGCGGTTGCCGTCCAGCCCAAGCTGCGGCCGGCGGCTCTTCAGGAGCATCTGGTCGACGAGCTTCTTCTGCTCGTCCATGGCGCGGTTGATGCGCTCGACCTTCTCGGTGGTCACCACGTCGGCCGAAAGCTTCTTCTCGATCTCGTCGAGCCGCTCGTCATTGGTCGACTTGAAGGCCTCGAAGGCCTGCATGAACTCGTCGTAGGCCGCGGTGGCGTCGGCATCGGCCGACTTCACTTCCGGCGCTTTCGTGAGCGCGTCAGTCATGGTCATCCTTTCGTTCGGTGAGGGGCTGTTGAAACGTCAGCTCGCCGCGCGCCGGAGCATGGCCGCGGCACGACGGAGGGTGCGGGCGAGCGGGGCACGCTTGACGCTCTCGACGCGGGCGCCGGGAAGCATCGGGAAGGTGACGACCGAGACCTCGAACAGGTCGACCTCGATCAGC